GGGCGTTATGACAGGAATTTTTGGAATTTGGATAGGTCAAGAACATAAGGTGGAAAAATGAATATAGAAGAATTAAAAGAACATATTGCTCAAGAAGAAGGTTTGAAATATGAAATTTACCGATGCAGTGAAGGTTACCCCACGGCAGGAATCGGACACCTTATTACAGAATGGGACGAAGATTATTTTGATAAACCTATAGGGACAGAAGTTTCAAAAGAACAAGTTGATGCTTGGTTTGAAAAAGATTTAAATGTTGCAATAGGTGATATGGAACAATTTACAGAGGGCATGGATATAGATGAAAATGTTAAAGAATGTGTTACTCACATGGTGTTTCAATTAGGACTACCAAGATTAAATAAATTTAAAAAATTTAAACAAGCTTTATTAGATAATGATATTCAAACTGCACAAGCTGAAATGAAAGATTCTTTATGGTATCGACAAACAACTAACAGAGCAGAAAGATTAATTGAAAAATTAGGGAAAAGTGCATGATTGCAAGTTTATTACCAGTTGCATCAAAATTATTAGGCAAGTTTATTGAGGATAAGGACACTAAAAATAAACTCGCTCATGATATAGCGACCATGGCAGAAAAACACGCCCAGGCGTTGGCTATGGAGCAAATAAAGGTAAATCAAGAAGAAGCAAAGGGGAATTGGTTTCAAAGTTCCTGGCGACCTCTTATTGGCTGGATTTGTGGTTTATCTCTTGCAATAAATTATATGGTGTCGCCCATATTAGCAGGGTTTGGAATAATCATACCTCAAGCTGATATGTCAGTAATGATGCCCCTTTTATTTGGAATGCTAGGAATTTCTGGATTAAGAAGTTTTGACAAGTATAAAAAAACGGACACAAAAAAATGAGCAAAATTTATATGAAGTTATACGATTTTTTTACAAGCATAGCGAATTATTTTTGGAAAAAAGCATTGCAACCAAGAAAAGAAAGGAGCTATCATGGCACTAACACCGAAACAAAAAAAGTTACCAAAAGGACTACAAGAAGCAATTCTAAAAAGTCAAAAAAAAGGTAAAAAGAAAAAGAAGGGGAAAAAATAATGCCTTATCATTATGGAAGCAGAATGACTTCAAAACCTATGAAGAAAAAGAAAAAGAAAAAAAATAAAATGAGAAAGAAAAAATAAATGGTTTTAGTTAAATCTATTAAAAAATTTACAGCTAATCTAAACAAAACTCAAAAGAAAGCTATGAATAAACATGCTAAACATCATTCAATGAAACACATGAAACA